CGCCTATATATTTAGAATCTCTGATTATATTGTTCTTGGTGGCACGCACTTTTTTGTACCTGCCAGCTTGACCCGGTAACGAACCATTATTCAGAGTCATCTCATTGAGTGTCTCTAGGATATCGTTCCCAAATTCCCAATCCTCACTAACAGCTCTAACGTTGTCGATTACTGCGGTTAAGTTTCTATCAACTTCCCCGGTGAAGTATTTGGGTACATAGGGTAGGTCCTTGAACTGATCGGAAGGTATCTTGTCAGTAGGATCATAACTGGCCCACTCTTTTGACTCATCCACCTTGCTGCCCAAGGGTGCCAACCTATAGAAACCTGGCTTCGGCTCCTCCAGACCGGTCACACCAAAGGCTGCTTTAACAAGTGAAGGATTGAAACTAGCCTTCTTCTTGAAGGGGATATATTTCGCAGCATCAACTTGTTCGGCAACCTTCTGCTTGGTGGTGGCCACCAGCTAATTGACGTCACCGTCGTAAGTTAGTGGATCCACTTTCTTACCAGTCATGGTTTCACTGTATGTACCTATGGCTCCCATCGGTACCATAGTCGGTGGCAACTTGTATTACCTCTTAATTTAGGGAACCAAGTTTGCGGCCTCCAACAAGAAATGAATGACATCATTCGGCTTAAGCTTACCAATGTCCATGAGCTTGGTCGCTTTCTAGGCCATGACTCTTAAGTCGAATATGCTCTCGCCATCTGAATCCTAGGCCTTGAATTACTTCATGACCTGTAACAAGGGCTCTCTTAGCACAGTATTGACTTTGCGGATATGGCCAATGAGTAGCATTATATCCCTGAGTCTTGCCTCAAGCTAGGACTCTAGCCAGTGGGCTCGATTCATGCCCGGTGGGGGTGGTTTTCTAAACTTCCCCGCCATGTCAAGGGCTGCATAGCAGATTTTGCCAAGAAGGTCCTGTGTTTTGGGACCGTGATTTTTAGGATCTTTGATTGCTTTGTATTATTCGTCTGTTATCATGTCGTTATTCTCTTGCTTTTAATATGATAGTAAATGGGGTCTGTTAGGTTTCTAATCATGTCTTTACCAG